TTTTCCTTTGTGTTTAAAAGTTATAGTTGTTCCGCTATGATGAACCTCTATATGATGTGGATTGTTATATATGTGAGCATGATGGGCACTCGGAACAATTGAATGATGACTACTGCTCCCATCTGATTTTGTATATGTTGTATGTCTAATATGATTATGACCTTTTTTTTGCATTGGTGTTTCGTGGGAATGCAAAATATTTTTTATATGATCAGCAAGTTCGTGTTTTGGGAGATTAGATAAATGCTCATGATACGTTTTTGCAATCTTGTGCAAAACTTCAGTATTCTTTTTTTTAACATGTTCCTTCATTACAGGATTAGCTTTCATCATTTCTTTTCGTGTGTTTCTATTCGTAGCATGTTTTAGTTCAGGAAATTTTCTCAAAATGTGCTTACGATGTGCTTCGACGTGTTCTTTCGCACCATGAAAAGTCTTTTCTCCTGGATTAGAAACGGGAATATGTTTATTAGATGAGTCTGTTACTTTCAGGCTGATTCCGTGATGAACTTCTTGCATTTTATTTACCTTTTTTTCTTGTTGTGACCACGATGTCAGAAGAATCTTGTTGCTGTGATGATTTTATTCCTGTTGAACGTTGTATATCACCAGGTTTTGAAGTCCAATGCACATCATGTATTTTATGTCCTCCAACCTCAACTTGTTTTCTAATATCTTCAGCCGCACTCTTTGCTCTTGCGTTAATTTTTTTGTAATCTGTTGGATGTACAGTTTTCTTTAATTTATCATGAGCTTGTTTTGGTGAGTCGCCTTCTTTGTCCGGATGTTTAGACATATGCGAACCGCTTTTTAGATGATACCCCACAAGAAGTTCATGTAGTTTTCCTTTTGTATCTGAAGAAACTTTTCCTTGTATTGGGCCAGCATCTTCTTTTATATGTTCTGTTTTTTTATCTTCGTCCTCATTTTCATCGTCACCTTCATGCCAACCTTTCTCTTTCTCTAAGTTGGACAAAATATTTTCAATTTCATCATCAGATATTTTTTCTTTTGGGCTTTCCTTCAAAAGACCTGCTCTTTCTAACCAAATGTTTTTCTGTATTGATAACATTTATTTTTGCCTCGCTAAACGATTTAATCTGTTGAATTCGTTTCTATCATTTAGTTTAGAAACTTGACCTTCATGATTTACAACGAATCCTTCTGGTTTAACTGACTGTCCTTTTATTTCATGATCTAATCCACCAGTATGTTGTGCTAACACACGAACCAAAACATTTTTAGCATTTTGCAAATGATGATGTACTTGCAAAACCTGTTGTAGGTTTTGTTTATGTACATTAGTATGCTGAATTAATCCATTTAATTGATCCTGATATTTCTTTCTACCAGCATCAGTTTTTTTCTTATCTATTTCTTTTGTTAGTTTGTTTTCAATATGTTTTTGTAATCCTTCAACGGTTGGTTTCTCTTGAGTGTCTACAGTTGAGTTAATATAGGTTTTTAGATGTTCTCTAACAGGATCTATAGAGTGATACATATGAGGATTTTTATCATGTAACTTTTGTGCAGCGGCTACATGTTTTGCATATTCTGCATGATCGGTTTTAGTCATAACAACTTTTGATGTATCATGACCAGGTAGTCTATGATATACATCTGGATGTTCTGCAAAGCTGCTCAAATCTGGACTATAGTTGGCTGTCATAGCTTTTGCTGTAGGACCAACATATTCGGTGTGATTATAGATACCAAATTTGGCCTTAGCTATCTTCTTGCCTTCATCTGAATTTTTATTAGCAGAATATTTAATGACATTTGGAGTGAAGCTGTATTTGTCGCCTTCTTTTTTCTTATCTTTATTGGAGAATAAAACATCTCCTTGAAAAACACCTTGTTTTGGAGTTATTTTTGGTAAATGTGTTAATGCTGCTTTTAATTTTTCTACAAGACCTGGTGCATGACCATGGTTTTGTAGAATATCTTTTTCTGTATAATTGATTTTTGGGTTTTTGTTGAATGCTGACTTTGATGCAACAAAGAACTTGCCAGTTTCTGGATGATGGCCGTAAACAATAGATGGTGAGCCATCATGCTTCATGGTGAGAGAAGAATCGTGGGCACCAGAAATGATATGATTATGAACCTGATCTAATGCACCGACGGCATGTTCGAAGCCTTTGGCTCCGTCATTGATGGGATGGTCCTCTAGGTGCTCAATGTGTTTGAGCTTTTCGCCTTCCGGTTCTGTAGTTTCTTCTTTTAGAAATGTCTTGAATTTTAGCATGAATTCCTCAATTGGCAATACCCTGTGATTACCTATTGAGTATTTATATGATTAAATCGTCTATAATATCATAAATTGTATGGTTCTGTACATAGCCCAATTGTTTGATCTTGGTAACATCTAGAACCATATTGGTAGTCTGTACGACTTTGTGGAATTCAGCAGTTGCAACACTTTCCACGTTAGATGATGATGATAGTTTTTGTGCGGCATAGGTAATAGCATCAACTAAACGAATAGGAATACCATTTCCTATGTTATAGATTTCGTTGACTTTTCCTTTTTGTAGAACTAAATTGATAGCACGAATTGCATCGTTGACATAGATGTAATCCCTGTAGGCTTCACCGCCATCATATAGCTGAACTGTGTTTCCAGCTTGTAGTTCTTGTATCATGTACTGTAAGGCATTCTTCTTTTTTGATACCTTTTTATCAGCCGCACCTAAGACATTTGCCAATCTCAGAATTCTATATTTAATATTGAAGGTTTCACAATATGAAATGAGTAGCTGTTCTGCTGCTCTTTTTGTGATGCTATAAAAACCTTTGGGGTCGCAGCAGGCAGTCTCTTTAGCTGGCAAATCAACATTTCCATATACAAACCAAGAACTTACAAAGTTAAATGTAACGTCTTTTCCTTTGCAGGTTTCTAGTGTCTTAATAAGTGTCGTTAGATTTGTATCAATATCAATATAAGGGTCTGTCCAAACATTATAGTTGTCTACTGTTGAGATGAAGTAAAGAACCTCATCGGACTTTACTTCATAATCGTTTCTCTCATTAACAATTACATTAGGAGTGAGTCTTGCATACTCACCACCGACAAATCCAGCACCTAAAATGTTCACCATTGTTGACATACTCCTTCGATGTACTTCAATACTTTTTCATTGTATAGTGGAGAGCAGCCAATGAAAAATACATTACTCAAAGCTAGATTAGAGTTCGGGTATTTCTTATAGTCATCTAAATGTTTATATCCAGGATGCAATAGAATATTTCCACTGAAATAGTTTCTAGTTTGAATTTTGTGATTTTCAAAATGTGATACCATATACTCTTTCATTTCTTGGGATTCACAATAGATAGGTACCCCAAACCATGATGGATCAGAACCTGGTGTTGCATTGATTACTCTTGCACCAGAAATATTATCTTCAATAAACTTCTGAATCTTTTCTTTGTATTCTCTGCGTTTGCTTTCAAGCATATCAAATTTTTTCAACTGCTCTAGGCCAATTGCACCTTGTAAGTCTAGAGGTTTTAGATTGTAACCGATGTTAGTAAACAAATATTTGTGATCAATGACACCATCATAATCATCTAACCAGTTATCAAATCTTTTTCCGCAAGTGCCACATTCAAGTAGATTATTTGCTCCTACACAATAACAATCTCTACCCCACCACGAAATGCTTCTTGCTTCTTTGATGAATGTTTCGCTGTTTGAACATACCATACCACCTTCACCTGTACTAATGTGATGTGCTGGATAGAACGATGTTGTCCATGCATCATAATAATCGGTGATCAGTTTACCATTCCAAAGAGATCCCAGAGAATCACAATTATCTCCTAAAAGAGCTAGACCATATTTGTTACACAAAGCAACAATAAAATCCATATCTGGAGGATTACCTAAAACAGGAGAAACAAAGATTGCTCTAGTTCTTGGTGTAATCTTTTCTTCTATCTTCAATACATCAAAGTTCAATGTGTCGAGTTCAATATCAATGAAAACAGGCTTCATGCCATTCTGAATAATAGGAGCTATCGTAGTGGGAAAACCCACGGGCGATACAATGATTTCATCTCCATCTTTCCAGTTGTTATATTTTTTTGCTGCGGTAATAAGAACAAGATTAGCTGAACTTCCCGAGTTCACCATGTGAGAGTATTTGACATTGAATTTTTTGCTAAACTCATTTTGAAATTGTTCTACTTTTTCTCCTGAAACTATCCAAGAACCATTTACTAGGGTATCAATAGCAGCATATATTTCATTATGGTCCCAGAGTTGTCCCGAATATTGTACGAACTGTCCTTCTTGATAGTTATCGTAGTTCTTAACATATTTTGGTTGCACTGATTTTGACAGTGCATCGATCATTTCATTCGGCGTCATTCAATTTCTCCGTTCAGGATGTTCTATATACAAAAGTTCCTTCCATATCTTCACGATATGTTTCAGGAGGTAAATACCAACGATTTGTTTCGCCTGGATGCATATCATATGCATTTGGGTTACCACTGCCATGCCAACATTCAAGATCAAAACGATGATGAGGTTGTCCTTCGAATTGTGGTTTGAACATATTCTCAAGTGGCGTTTTTAATCTACGGCACTTTCTAAGGTATGATGCTTTTGCCCAGAAAAAATTACCAGCATAAAAAGGATGCGGCGGATTATTCAAAAATGCAGCACCACACATGTCATAACCTTCATCCAATTTAGCGACACATTCTTTCCATTTCTCTATGTTCCAATACTGCATGTATTTGCGCCAGTTTTGATGTCCTCCAGGACCGTGGCTAGCACCTTTGTGTGTGATAAAGCACACATAGTATTCATCATCATATTCGTGGCAATATTCTTGAAGATAGTTTACTGAGGTGGCTTCATACCATGGTTGATAGTCTTGATTGTAATGTAGAATATCGATATTCTTTCTATCTTTCCATCTTTCTTCTAGCCATGCATAGTTTTCTTTATTGTAGTGTGCAAAGAAATAGCCGTGTTCTATTTCATCAAGTAAACCAGTCTTTTCTAAAAGTTCTGTTTGTTCTGCTGTGATCTCTTTACCGCAGCCGATGTCTACCATGTGACTGAATAATTTAATTTTCATAGTAAGTCAGTTCTCCAATTATTTTTCCAAAACAAATTAATATTTCCTTTTCCTTGTAAGGCATATAGCGGCGTAGTATGCAGTAAACCCACAGAACCATAATAATAATTCAACTTCTCTTTTACGGGAAGAACAGCAGCAAAATGTGATGTTCCCGTGTCACCACCAACAAAATGACTACATGTAATAATGTGTTCAATGTTTTGAATGAAGTCTGTCGAGACAACAAAATCTTGTTGATTGATTCTATTATCTATGTTCTGCATTCCCAAAATTTTAGTATACCCTTCGTATTCTGGTTTCATGTAATGATCGATAATACCATTTATCATTGCAATTGACCAGTTACGATATACATTATATGGTGCGTCAATGACAGGAAAAATACATATTTTATTTTCAATAGTTTTATTAAAATTTAGTTCAAGAAGATCGCCTGTAACTGATCTATAATCCCATAGATTTACATCTCTTTCGGAGAAAGAATGAGTTCCTGGTTCTTTTGATAGAAAATGTGTATTATCTTCTAGCCAATCTCTAAATTTAATTACATACTCTGATGTTTGTATTGACCTATTGGGAACATGAATCTTTATGTTCGCATCTTCTTTTTGTAGATGCACGATAAAATTCAACAGTGCAATCAAATCACCATTACGCATAGGACCACCGAAAGTCCAAGGTTCAATATTAATAATCATTTTTCACCGACTATCATGAAGGAATCGTTTAAGTCTCTTTCAGAATAAAATATATTCTTATAATTCTTATCTAACATATAATCATTAATTAATTGTGGAGTAAAAATGTGTTTATGTTTTTTATTATTCCATGGTCTCCAATATTCTTGATTATAATGTGGTAAATAAAGAAATAAAATTCCATTGTCTTTTATTTTTGAAGTCCAATAATCTAGTGCGGCTACCCAATCAGACAAGTGTTCCAAACAATGACTTGAGTAAATGTAATCGACCTTTTCTTCTGGCAAGTTATATGCTTCCCAAGGATCTTGAAAATTTAAGTCGATGGGAATAGAGCCTGGATATGCCCACTCTAAACGATTACAACCAATATCATATCCTTTTCCTTTGCAGAAATATTTTGCAAATGGAATTGCAAACTGAGATGAGTTCCCTTCGGATTGAAATGCAGGATAATATCTTTGATTAAATTTAATTAAATCCATTGAAAATCTTTCACATAAACTAATTTGGCTCCACGATTTTTATAATAATGATTATCGAAAGAATGCTGTACCGGTTTACCATTCCAGTTTCTCACATCATCGCCCCACAAAACAAATAAATCTTTTTTCATTAAATCTGCAAGGATTCCAATTCCAGTAAACGTGGTAATTAAAGGATACTTATTTTTCTTAATGAGATTTAGATTATAATTCAAATCTTTATTGTAATCAAGATAATGTGCATTTTCTTTTGGTACAATTTGTTCACTTTCGATCATATTTGAGTATCGTCTTTCATCTACATCTGGAGCATCTTTTGGTGACCATCTATCTCCAATGATGACTTTATCTCCAACATCTTCTACCTCAATATCTTCAATTTTTAGTTCAAAATTTGAGTCTGGTTGTATATTGATGAAACTTGCATATTTTTGTGTTACATAAGGATTGACATCCGAAGTATCAATAATTGGTCCAGTGTCATCTAGTATAATATATTTTTCTGGTATATTAGATTCTTCACATAGGAATTTAACATCATGAAACATTTCTTGATGCATCAAAAGTTCTTTTATTCCTCTAAATCTTTGCAGTCTATCGCAAATGCTAAGACTTATTTTTACTCCATAATTATTGTAGAATCCAGATAACGCAGGAAGACAATTCATGAAGTCTCCTAGATTATGAATTCTTGGTGAAATTATTTTAATCATGCGTCATCGTATGTGTGATCATTATATGTTCTGAATATTCTGAACCAATCATTTGGATCAGCAGGATGTAATTCACAATTTTGTGGACTTGATAGATACGACATTAGAAGAAGTGTTTGGTCATCATCAATTAAATTATTTTCAAGCAAGAGTTCTACATTCTTCAATACAAGTTGTTTTAGTAGTTTCCATTTTTCAGTTCCAGCTACAATATGACAACCTTGAATATAAACATCTCCAGTATAAATGATACTATCAATTGACCTATACTTATCGATGGGATGCTGATTAAAGAAGTGTATTTTCTCTCTGTCGAAATTGTATGACCATTTGTTTTTTGGGGGTATCACCATATCATTTCTCACATACCCAAAGTCAATCCAGGCAGTTAGGTCGTTATGAATTAAACCTCTTTTTATAGCATCAACTGCATACCAAGATTTAAAGATATTCACGAGGACATAATCGGCATGCCAATATTCTATGAGTTGTGGGTTGACTACCTTACCATAATAGCTAGGATCATCCATCACTTTTTGCACCATGGCCTTTGTCAGTTCGAAGCCTTCAGGCAAATAAGATTCCGTAGTAACAACTTTCGTCAGTTCTTCTAGGCCATGATTTTTTCTTATTGTGCTTATTCTATCTTCAAAGTCAGGTGTCGTATAAATCACCATTTCATTTTGAAGTTTGGCTAATTTTTCAAAAAAATCAAAATAGGTATCTACACCTCTGTGTTGATACCATGGCAATTCTCTACCATGTTTAACTTTTGGTAAGTTACCTCTACCAATGTCATAGAATGCTGTAACTACTGAAATGTTATTATCCATATTTTCTCTCAATCTTTTCTTTCCATTCTGGCACTCTGTTGTATTGGTGTACCATTACATATTTCTCACCTTTGCTTGTGTAAACATATTCCCCATCAAAGATAGGCTCAGGACTCAATAGGAAGGGTCTGAAGCTGTTTATTTTACTTGGGTCTACTGTAGTCCCACATTCACATGCCCAATTTGTATCATGGTCGTTAAACTTGGTAACAGACTTATATGGTTCAATTGATAACATGACATTAACACCGGCTTGATCTGGTGTTGGATTTTGAACATTATTAATTGCTAAAGAAACAGCAAGTGAAAAGTTTTTGAACATCTCAAATTCGCCAGCCATGGAGCCAGCATTATAAATTGGTCGTTCTTTCATGTAAGCATAAACTTGCGGAAAACAATGTAACATATTTTCATTGCCCCAAGCTTCATGTTTATATAACAGACCTTCACATCCATAATTTAGTTTTTTGTCGCCTAGATGATTTTCTAGCCAAACAGAAGGATTCAGTTGAAACACAACATCAGATATATCTGTAGAAATGACATAGCGAATGTCTTTCATTTCAGATAGTACTGCCCAATAAAAATAGTGTCTGAGCATAGGAACTTGATAAGTCAAGCCTTCTGCGAACAAATAACCATCATTATCTTTATTACGATTGTTTGTTGTTAGATAAACTTCAACACCTTCAGATTTTAATTTTTCAAGTGTTTCATCTTTGATATTGAATGCAACTACTCCAATCTTACCTTGAAATCCAGATTGCTTGATTGAATTGATCCAATATTTCATTTTGTCGTATCCATATTCGGACACAGCACTAATAATCATATCTTGCATAATTCTTTTCCTAAATCTTCAATAACAGCAGTGATGTAAATTGGGTTAAGAGATACTCTTAGTTCTTCGGTGAGTTTTGTGTTGTCTATGATAAACTGTTCTTTGATAACATCACTGGTACATAAAAACTCACCTTTACCATAACCACGAATCAGATGTTTTGCTACTTTACCTATTTCAAGTCCATGATTTGAACTTAAATTATATATTCCTGTTAATTTTTTTCTTGAGATTAAATCTAACAGAAAAGATGAAGTGTATATGTCAATAAAATCTCTTTTTGTTTCTTGACCGATTGAAAATATAACCTTTTCGCTATGTTTCAATTGATCCATGCAGAAACCCATAAATGATTGTCTTCCTAATTCAAAACCAAAAAGATTAGAACCACGAACAACAACAGTCTTATCTCCAAACTGTTGTAGAATCTTTTTCTCACATATTAACTTATTCTCACTATAAAAGTCAAATGGATTCGTAGGACTTTCTTCAGTGTATGTCTTGAGTTCTGATGATGAGCCGTAAACTTTTCTGGTCGATATCATTACATAATGGCAGTTATTTTCATATGCAAGTCTTGCTATCTCATAATCAACATCAATCGTTTCATCATATGTTTGAGTTTTGAATACTGGATTCAATGCACAATTAATTACGCCATCATATTGAGAAAAATCAACATGATGAACATCTTTATATGCAACGATATCATAATTCTTCAGTTTAGCTAGTTCTTTTCCTATGAAACTAGTTTTACCTACTATCAATCTTTTCGCCAAGGAAGTTTTCCTTTATAAAAATCATACATCACTTTATTACCTTGATCGAAGAATTCTTTCGATACTGATCCTTGATTACCATCAAGCATATAGTTTACGGTGTAATCTTTTGTGCAATCCCATTCTTTAAAGTGTGAAGCAATGGTGTGAAAGAATACTCTATCTTGACCCCAACCACCATGCCAAGCTGATGCTAATCTTATCAGAACATCACGGCGAACGCAATAGGTGTTTGTATCAATATGGTGAACATTAGTCCATGCTTGCCATTTACCTAGACTTTCACAATCATCATTACATAAGAAGTTTCCTTCTTTATCTGTGATTTTTCTTAGACTGTATGCCCACTCTAAGTTATTTTTTTGAATGGTGTCTACGCAGGATTGAATATGATTTGGTTCGAACCAACAATCTTGATCTAAGAATGAAACATAATCTTCATTCACTAGATGAGAGAATGCTGCATAAACTCTGTGGCCATAGAATCCGTTTGCACCAACATTTTCTGGTAAGAAACAGATTTTGATATTTTTATTTGATAGGTAATTGTCAACAATAACCTTGACTTTACCTTTGAATTGATTACCATCACAGACAACATAACAAGTTGTCGGATAAGTTTGTGCTAGAACACTTTCAATTGCATGACGAACTTCAGGAGCACCCGTGGTGGGTAAAATGACAACAGCACTCATATTAATATTTCCAAATTATTTGATAACCATTATAACAAGGATTGTTACCAATTCTTTTCATGTAATCGAAAATGAATTGACCTTTCCCCCCACAAACACTTCCTTCGAGTAACGTATTGTTATCGTGGATTTCGTACCAATTATCATCTACACCGATTAATGCATCAGAATTCAATGATGGTAATATAGTAATAAATTCGTATAAATGATGTAATGCACTTTTTGCTGTAATGTGAGTATCTATAGTGCTTGCATCGAAACTATCTAGATAAAGAAAATCAATTTTTTTATTTTCTTTCTGAAACTCATCATTTAGTATTTTTAGTTGAGTGATACTATCATTTAAATATATTTGACTATTTGAACTTAATATTTTTCTTTTACAATAGTTGACATTTTCTTCTAAAATATCTATAGTGTGAAATTCTCCACCATGATCATGAATGAATCTGTCAAATAGAATACTGCTTTGTCCGTCTCCACCATAATTATTTTCTTGTCTGGCACAACCAGTTTCAACTATTACTGGATTTTTTATCTGTTTTAGATAATCAAAAATGTAATCAAATCCTGTCGCTCTCCTTTCCAATTTACCTCTAACGCTACTATAAAAATCATAAAAGCTCATAACAACCTCACTTATCGCTTATGCAATACCCACCTTTAAATTTATAAACACCAGAAGTAATTGAAATCTGTTCATATATTTCATTATCATGGCACATGTAAG